TCATAAACTGAGACAGGCTCACACATGCTCCTTTCCAGTAGTTACCATCCTCGCCGTCCGGCGCAATGCGCTTATCGCTTTCTGCCGCTATCAGCAGGCTCTCCAGTGCAGTTGAGCACGCCTCCAGAGAGAAACCGTTGCCGTTGCCTGCGCTCTTGTCTATAAGTCTGAGCTGTGTGATCATGTCCGGTGTGCGGGCATAACCTACCACGTAGTCGCCATTACCTGACGTGTCCAGCAGTACTATCGGGAACACCTTTGTTCTCAGTGCCGTTGCCAGTTCTGCGGTCTTTGTGTCTACGCTCTCCCAGAAGGCTTTGTCTACCTGCTCCGGTGTCTTCTTTGCCGCAGTTGCGGTCTTAGGGGTTGTTGGCTTTGTCATTATTGCGGATCATTTAAACCTGCGAATATTCCTTTTACATCGTAAAAGTGTTTGGTATCTCCGGTCTTCAGGTCACGGCCATTGGTCGTAAACTGGCAGTTAGTGAGCGTATCTGTCCAGGTAGTAGGGTTCTGCGTTGTCGGCTTCCACACTACCTTTACTACGAATGGTGGGTAGAGCGTAATGTCACCGTTAGGCGCGGCAAGCTCCAGACGCTTCAGTTCGTCAAAACTCATTTTGAAGTTCAGCCCGCTGTCCATTACGTTGCCGTTGCCTCTCGACACCACCTTGTCCCCTACACCGTAGTGGTCCTCAATCTTACGCTCACGGTTGTAGGTAATCGCCTGCACCTCAAGAAGTGGAACACCGCCTACTAACAGGGTTATATCAACCCAACTTTTATTATACTGCATTGTCTTATAGTTTAGCTGCGAACGAGATCGGAACCTCTATGAAATCTGCTGTGACAGTTGGCTGTATTGCTACGCCTACTACCAGCTTACCTGTGGCTATTATATTCTGTGCGCTGTTGATGGTTACACGCATGTTGCTTATCTCGCCTGCGTTCTTCATCTGCGTGCCTACCGGTATCACAGCTCCGTCAAACTTGGCTATGGATACCTGCGTGATGGTGCCGTCGGTGTTCAGCTCTATTTGGCTTTTCAGCAGGTCTACGATGTTGGTGTAGATCAGGCGTATAGCCTTGTTCATAGTTCTGTTGCGGCTCTGTCTCAGGTATGGGCTTGTCTGCACTATGCTGCTCCAGTCGTTCACAAAACAGGTTACTGTCTTGTTAGGTACTCGGGTGGCAAACATGTACCTGTACGAGTCGAGCTGTGTTATCAGTGTGCTGGCTACTGCACTCACCTTCTGCCCGGTGATGAAGGCTGGTATAGCCATCTCTGTGTCGTCCGTTATGTTGAACGCGCCCACCTCGCCGATGTCCTGGTTAACTGCCGCTTTACTGGTAGTACCCAGTGAGCAGCCTATGTTGCCTATGCTTATGCCGCTGGTGATGTACAACTGTGCGCCCTTTGCACCGCCATCCTGTAGGATAACGTGGCTGACGTAATAGTTAGTTTTGTTCTGCTGGTTCTCAAGGGCTGACACGTTAGCTACTGCCTTCAGGTTGGCTGTGTAGTGTATTACTACAGGGTTGTAACCTGCGAACAGCTCTACGGCTCTTGCCTGCAGCAGTGTACCATTGCTGGTGAACGTTGCTGCGCTTGTTACCGTTGGGTCAAACACGCCTATCTGCTTGCACTCTCCCTCGAAGAAGTCCTGTAGGGTTACAACGTCTGCGAATGTGGCTGACACTGTAGCAAAGAAACCTACACACAACACCCCTGTAGGGTTAGCGCGGAAGAACTCAGATACTGTGTAGTGCCAAACTGCTTTCTTGCTGTACACGCCCACCGTTGCACCGCCTGAGCCTGTGCCGAACTGCTGTGTGATAACACCAGTAGATGTGCCGGTAACGGTAACTGCCAGCGGAGTGCCTGTGTTAAGGCTCACACCCAGTCCGGGGCGGCCTATGATAGTCACCACGCCGAGCGCGCTGCTTGCTGTGTAACCGTGTAAGTATGTGCCTGCGTTGATCTGTGCGGCCATGTCTGTAGCCCCGCCTGTAGGCGTAGCTGCCGTTGACACCGTGGCTGTGCCCAGGTTTACCACTGTGGTGCCTGTCGGGTTAGCTGGTGTTACCGGGTTCACTTCGGTTACGGTCATTGCGTAGGTGTCGCCTACTGTTACCGTACCTGAGATAGTGTAGATGGCTCTCGGTGCTGTCTCGTCTGAGTAGTCAAGGGTGATGCCCTTGTCTTCCGCATCGGCTACGCTGAATACCTTCTGCATAGGTGATGCCGCGAAACTGCCCGGCGCAGTACCGTAAAACACCTGGCCGGATACGAAGTCGCTCCCTTCCGCAGCCTGTCCTATCTGCGTAGTACCGAGTATGAATGTAACTGCACTTATTGCCATTTCGTCTTGTATTAGTGCGGTGCGTCTTTGCACCGGTTAAGGATAATTATTGCTTACTTCTTCTTTGGCTTGGCAAGAAACGCCGCCAGTTCTTCGTCAGACACGCCCAGTGTCGCCAGTATCTCGGCTTTGCTCGGACCTGTGGCTATAGACAGCAGCGTGCCGTCTACCGGTGCTATCGCCAGCACTTCTTCACGGGTCATAGTCTTAGCTACCAGAAAACGCTCGTCGGCTGCACCTTTCAGGTTCTTGATAGGCACCTGAATAAACTTGCCTGTGGATATACCTTTGTCTGATTTCTCAGGCACTTCCTGCAACCGGGTATACAGGTTATTATCCTTGCCACCTGGTACAGAGAATACGCGGAAATGGTAGTGTCCGTCTGCCGTAAAATGTACGTGCTTCTTTCCTGGGTTCGTTTCGAGAACGTTGTGCAGTTCTGTGGTTATCCTTGGTGTCATGCTCTGAGTGTTTAGCTTGTGGTTGTATGAAAGTATTTTCGGTTATCCGTTATTAGTACGTGTAGTTCAGGTTACGGCTCGTCTCCACGAAGTTCTTACCGTCAAAGTACCATTCCAGATGGCTGCGCTTCGCCGTAGTGTTAGTGATTTTAGCGGTGCCGGTAGATACTATCCAGTTACCCGCCAGATAGAAAAAGCTGGTAGGGCCGCTGTTTATCACATCAAGCACAATCCTGTCACCTTTGTAGCAGGCTGCCGTGCTTTTCAGTCTCAGCGTGGCACTATCCGAGATAGTGGCGGTGTAATACGTTACACCTGCCGCTGGTCTGAGTTCCACTGTGTCCACTGTCGCCCCGTCTGTGTCAGATACGGCTACACTCTTGATGGGTATTACCGACCAGGTGTTATCACCGGTGTAGTAGTTGCGGGTGTTTGTTTTTTGCCCGTAGGTAACTGCCGTAAAGGCCAGCAATGCAAGTATGGTTATTAGCTTTTTCATAATCTGAATTGGTCTGAATTAAACGTTTTGTACCGCCAATCCCCGTGCCTTACAGGGCTACGGGGTGGTTGGCATTATTGTCATGGTTCGCTATTACATCTCAAAGTCCGAAGGCTCCAGCGTGGTCATACACGCTATCTCGTCACCAAACTTTATCTGTGTGTTGAACTTCATCAACGCTTTGATAAAGAAAGTTTCGTCCATCGGTCTGGTGCGGTCTGTCTGTATGTTGTTCTCGTCACCGGTACTGTTCATACCTATGTGGAACGCGCCTGTCTTATCCTTCGTGCCTTCGCAGAAAAGAATAGTGTCGTCGGGGAAACCGTTCAGTGTTACGATGTCGTAACCCGCAAACTTGGTCTCGCCGCTGTCAGGGTACTGTATACCTTTGAACGTCGGAGAGAGCAAGAACTGTCTCCAGATGTTCGCTGTCAGCACAGAGAAGAAAAACTTCATGCGCTTCTTGCGCTTGATAAGCCCTTTCTTGTTGACTGTGATAAGCGATATAAGTTCTTCCAGGAAGGTAAGAATGTTCGATGTCGTGATTGCTGCCGGGCTGGCGCAGTTCAATACTGTTGCGTCGTTTACGATGCGCTTCATGAAGCCGTCGCAGAACTGCAGCAAGTAGCGTGGATCGTCCGGGTCAGTTACTGACTGGAAGTTAGTGGAGCTCATCCACCAGCCTACCTCCATGTCCTGTCCGAACACTTTGCTCATTACCGAGTACATCACGTAGCTGCTGAAGTCGTTCGGCAGGTTACGGTCCAGCATGAACGTGGACAGCTCTACGCTCTCCCACTGGTTCTCCAGCACGCTCGGCAGGTAAGTCATGTACAACATCGCAGACTCCGGCTGTAGTATCTTCTCTGATACTGTTGCTGTGCCTTGCGGTGTGTTCGGCGTGGCGTTCCTTGGCTGCAAGCCTCCGGTAAACACCATGCTGCTGATGTTCACCTTATCTTTGATGCCATCCCATACGCTTACTATTCCTTCTTGCATGGTGTCTGCCTCGAAATAGGCTGGCATCCAATACTGACTTGCATGTGTACCGCTATAGCTGGTACCGGTCATTACTATACTCATGGTAATAATTGTTTTATAACTTCATAAAACTTTAAAAACTTATTTGTTGCTTAGTACGCTACGCATTACTGCATTGTGTACTGCGCTGCACTTACTACCACTTTAGCTGTCGCTCCTGTCGGTACTGGCTTCGGCGCAGTCACGTTCAGGTTGATGGCTTCTATGATTGCTTTAGTGCCTTCGTAGTCTGCTATGGCTAGGTTTGTGAACCTCAACACATTCTCCGGCGTGTCTACTATGCGCTTGCCTGTGTGCAATGCTACCAGTGCTTCCGCTTTAGTCTTTTTAGCCTCGTTGGTTGCTGCCAGTATAGCGTTCTCCGCTGTCGCCAGCTTGGTGTTCGTTTCTGTCAGTGTCGCCACTGCTGTGTCACGCTCGTTCGTTACTGTCAGAATGGTTGCCTCGGCATCATTCTTAGCTTTTATGATTGAGTTGATAGCTGCCAACTGGGCTGCCTCACTTGCTTCATTTGTCAAACCGAGTACTGCGTTTACTGCTTCCATATTTTTAACTTTAGGTAGTAATTTTTTAATTTGTTGTGCTCCTACGTTGGTTACTTCTACCGGGTCTGAGCTGTTCGTGAAACTGAGAATATCTGTGCAGTCTATCTTCTCGTCATAAAAACCGTAGTCGCCTGCTGTCTTTGTCGTGAGTATCGTCTCTGCGTTCATCAGCTCTCTTACCTGATCCACTGTCCGGTTGGTCTTAGGCTGTAGTAATGTTGCCACGCTGTTGTTCATGGCCTCCATTATCGTGTCGCTGCCGTTGCCCTGTATGTTGTGTACCAGTCCTACTGCGTAGTCCATCCACTTGCGGTGCTTACCTGCCTGAAAGATGTGGCCTGCGGTGCTGTCTACAAAACCCATGTTCACCGTAGTAAAGTCTATGCCTGAGTTACGCATGGCACCTACTATGCTTACACCTTGGCTCCACTCGCCGCCTTTAGAGTTTATCCATACCTCGGCTTCCGTTACCCCACTGTTTTTAAGAGCTAATACTTCTCTGGTGAACCTCCCTCCGTCTATGCCCGTTACGCCTTTGCTATCAGTCCCGATGTATTGATCTATCAGGATAATAGGTTTCTTGGCTCTTGGGTTTTGAACGTATTTGAACTCCACGATATAAAGGTGAATTGATTTTGTCGCTGTGTTTCGGGGTGTACGTACACTATTTCTC